CATACTATAACCAGTAGGTCCTGCAGTTCCTTCAGCAAATCTAATAGTTTTTAATAATGCTTGTTGTTCTTTAGTTCCATATCCAGATACATCACCACCAGTAGTAGGAGCAGGTTGAGTGTAATCAGTATTCAATTCTGGAACTGGTTCTTCTCCAGGACCTTCTCCAAGAGGTTTACTCAGCAGATCAAATCCTTGCATGAATTGATCACGCATTGTTTCAAGATTAATATTCAAATCATCCATTGCATTTTGGACTCTTTTAGATTCATCAGTAAAATCAAATTGAGTAACATTCTGATATACACCAGAAAGAAGATTTCCAAAATTTGTAAATGTATTTGTAATATTTGATATAAAATCCCGCAATAACTGTGTTAAAGATGTAATTCTAACAATCATATCTTCAATTGCCGTCATGATTGTTGGCAAATTAAAAAGTAACCATCCAATCAAAAGACTGGATGCAAAATCCAATATTCTACCAAGAAATCCTTTTGTACTATCTGCAATAACTGATGCACTTCTCCTCATTGCACCACCTATTCCAGAAGCTTCAATTATACTTTCCTGATCTTTTCTCCGAACTGCCTCCTCTCTCATACTAGTGAGTACTCTATCTCTAGCAAAAGATTCTCTTTTTATTTTTGTCCTGTTAAGAGTAACAGTTTTTATAGAATCTGAAGACTTTCTTAAATTTCCAACTCCAGTATTGAGAGAATTCAATCCTTTCGAAACATTAGTAAAATTAATTGATGGTGCTAATGTTGTTGCCATATTACAATACTACATTATAATTGATTTGTGAATATAACGTATAGAAATTATCAGTATTGGATGATGGAATAAGGGGAACATTACTAGCAGGACCAGTACTCAATGGTTGCTGTTGTGGAGGAGTAGACGATCCAGAAGGGGCATAAACTACATTTGGTTTTGGTTCAGGTTCTGGTCCAATATTAAATGGAACAGTTTGCATCTTTGTTGTTTGTGCTGGAGTTATTTCTGCTGTAGAAGGTTTTGAAGATGTTTCTGCTGGAGTAGTTGTCGATGGAGTAGAAGGTTTTGAAGATGTTTCTGCCGATTTTGGCATCTCTTTTGGAGGAACTGCTGATGTTTGAGTTGTATCAGGTAATTTCATTTCCTTCCAATTCTTACCTGTTGATCCTGCCCAATCTTTAGCTTGTTGCTTTTCTTCTGGACTCATTTTATTCCAGGCGCCTTCGATTCTTCCCCTTGCCATAGGATTATCTTTATACTTCCATGCCTGCTCAAATTGTGAGACCATTTCAGGAGATGGTGCAGAAGTTTCTGGTTTTGAAGCATCTGGTGCTTTTTGAGTATCTTGTGCTTTTTGAGTATCTTGTGCTTTTTGAGTATCTGGTGCTTTTTGAGTATCTGGTGCTTTTTGAGTATCTTGTGCTTTTTGAGTATCTGGTGCATTGATCTGCAAATCACTTGCAGCAGGAATCATAGAAGTTGTTGGAGCAGGTTTAGCAGATTCTGGTTTTGGTGGTTCAGATTTTTTAAGTGGAGATGCTTTAACTTTATTTGTGTTATCATCTTTCGATTCTTTTTCTGCAATTTCTTTTAACTTCTTTGTTTGCTTTAAAATATCTGGATTTTCACCAAATATATTAGATCCAAAAACTTCTGCAATCTCATCTGCTGTAACTGCAACACCAAGAACAGTTCTAACAGCACCAACTAGTCTACCAACAGGAGTAAATAATAATGCGGAAAGTACTCCCTGCATCACAGCATCAGTAATTTCACCATTACCAAGATTTCTCAATGCTGTGTATAAATTAAGTGCTCCCCCAAGGAAATTAGGACCTTTAACAGGTCCTTTAGGTCCTGGTCCTGTTGTTGGTGGTGGAGTTCTTCCAGGTAGAGTATTCCTCAACCCATTCGCAACCATTTGAAATGGTTTAATAATTAATCCACCAACTATAAATTTTCCAATTTTTCCAACAAGTCCAGTGATAGTATTAATAACTTTAAATATACCAACATTGATAATAGTAAAGACGCCACCTGCAACTAATAGAGTTTTAATTACAGAATCTTTAATCTCATTTAGTTTCTTTGTATCACCATCTTGAAGTGCTTTTAACCCATTAATTATTTGGGTAGTTAACCATCCACCAAGAAGAGTCCATATAACACTCATCAAATTATCAAATCCAAATGATATCTTACTACCAATACGCTTCACTGGTTCTGATAATGCACTTTGAATTTTAGTTTCTAATAAATTTTCCTTTCCTCCTCGGGCACCCGCCTCTGCTAATCTTTTTTGTTGTTCCTGCTCATAAAGATCTTTCTGCTTTTCTAAACCACTCTCACTTGCAGTGATTGTTGCAATTGATTCTAAGGTTTGATTAACACTATTTAATTGAAGATTTACACTATTAATTTGAGTAGCAAAAGATTCTTGTAAATTTGCAAAAACTTTAGAATTAGTAATATTATTCTTACCCAATTCATTAACTTGACTTTGCAATGATGTTACTGAAGATGAGAGTGATTGAAGTGTAGATTTTGTTTCAGGATCTGGTTTGTTTCCACCAAAAACACTTCCCGATATGGTAGTTTGATTAATACCCTGAATAGAATTGGAAAGTGGCGATGGTATGACTGCCATTAGGATTGTTGATTCTTGAGATTTTCTTCTTCAATGTATTGCTGTAAAAGTGTAATATAAATTTCCTTTTCCCAAGGAATCATATTTTCAAGTTCTGTTAATGAATATTTATGGTGTTGCATCAAAGAAAAATTAGTTCGGAAGTATGACGCAAGATCATTATGCGCCATACTTACACGAAAAAAGCAGGAAGTCCCTCCAATACAACTTCACTTTCAACACCAGTATTTGGATTTTTAATTTCAATAAGATGAGAAAGTTTAGGCATTGTTTCAAAGAATTTTTCAATTTCCTTGAACTGTTTTGAACTTAATTGATCAACAAATTCAGAAAGTTCTTTCTTAGAACAATCACTTCCAACCCATGACTCTTCTTCAGAATAAACTTGATCAATACATGAACAAATCAAATCAAAGGATTCATTAACACCAATTCCATCCCCACTATTAAAATTATTCTTAATGAATTCTGCCATGGAAGGATACTTCATTCTCATAGTTAAAGTATCATCCAATTTAATATCTCTTGAATGTCCATCTTGATCTTGTACCAAAATCTCATCCAAATTGATACTGACAGGAACTTTTGTTGTACCATCATCTGGACAAGTAATCAGTACATCAACAGTTTCACCAACTGATTTACCACGAATATTTAAGAACAAATACTCGATATCGAAGGTAGCAAGATCATCAATCTTAATTCCTTTGCTTAAGATGCAATTAGAAATTACTGTCTTAACTGCATTTCCAATTTGCTTACTATCCTCACTCTCCATTGCAATGATGAGGATTTTTTCTTCTTTAACTAGAAATGGTCGATATCTAATTTTTTTCTTTAATGATGGAATTTCCAACTCATAAATTGGAGTCGCAATCTTTGGTAAAGGCATAATAACCTATAGAATTCAGGTGCTGTTATTTATGATTAATTAGGTTCATTATTTGGAACAATTGCTGTGCTAGCAGAATTTCTACTTGTTCCAGTTATTGTGTTCGCTTGTCCTGAAGAAGCATCACCAAAAGAAAACCATCCACTATTTCTAGAAGATGCACTAGAATACTCAGATATTCCTCTAGGTCTTGGATCATCAAGTCTTCCTGTACCCTGATTAAGATTTCTCCAAATCATTTCTTGCTTTCCAGTTGCAAGTTTATCAGAACTATTATTAGTTGCATCTGCATAATTTGATGCTGTTACATTTTGAGGTTTCTTATTATTATCTCTTAGGTAACTTACATCCAAACTTCTAATAGAACCACAAACATATCTCTCATAACTAAATGATGCAGTTACTGTCAACACTTGTGAATCATTATATGCAACTGTTGGAGAATACATTGAAGTTGGAAATAATCCAAAAAAGTTATATTCTATCTCATTTGTATAATCCCTATCAAACTTTAAAATTTTAACACCATTTGTCTTATAATCTGTTGGATATTTCATTCTGAAAAAGTATCCAACATCTACAGAAGGAACTGATCTAGATCCACTAGCAATAAATTCTATCCAGTGCTCCAAAAATTTAACCATTTTATATTCCCTATCAACATAAAATGTTAAATCAATTGCAGTAAACATTCTGCTATGAGCCATTTTCTCGGTGACTCCCGTAACATCACCAACAATATCCGCAGTTCCAAGAGCACTGCCTGGTAATGATGCAGAAGAGCATAACAATCCAGCATCTTCGGCAACAAATCTCCAACCAACACCTCTAACATCCAAATGCGTTTGAAGGAGGGTTGGTAGTGCTCCGAAAGATACTTGGTAATGACTAGTTTGTGCAAGATTACCAAAAAGTGGTTTAATTTCTGATATTCTGCGAGGACGCGCTGTAGACACTCTAAATACTCTTAAGGTCTTATACTATATTTAGATGTCGTATAAAGGAAAATATCAACCAGATAATCCTAAAAAATACAAAGGTGATCCGACTAATATTATATACAGATCATTATGGGAACGCAAATTCATGAAATATTGTGATGCCAATGAAAATATTCTTGAATGGGGAAGTGAAATTATGGCATTACCTTACCGATCACCCATAGATAACCGTATTCATAAGTACTATCCAGATTTTTATATCAAAGTAAGAGAAAGTAGTGGTGAAATTAAAAAATGTATAATTGAAATTAAACCTAAAAAACAAACAGTAGAACCAATACCACAAAAGAGAAAAACAAAAGGATATATCTATGAGGTTTATGAGTATGCAAAGAACCAGGCAAAATGGAAGGCTGCAGAAGAATTCTGTAAAGATCGTCAATGGGAGTTTAAAGTTCTTACCGAAAACGAATTAGGTATCAAATAATGGCAAGAAAAGTAAGTAAAATACCAAAGGGAAAAATAAAACCTCTTCTTGCAAGTCAAAGAGAAAAACTTTCTGATCAACAAAGAGGTGCAATACAACAAGAAGAAACTTCAGAAGATTTAGGGAGGATAGAAGTACCTACTAAAAAACTAAGTAGAGTTCAAATGCTAGATGAAGCAATTTCACAAGCAACTAGTGATCCAGATGAACTTATGTCAATTATTCAAAGAATATTTGATGATACTGAAAAATATCCAAGACCAGGAAATATATACACATTTGTTTATACTGCAAAAACACCAAGAATTCGTTATGATCAACATCCATTATTAATGGTAGAATCAATTAGTTTATCAGGATTCAAAGGATATAATATTCACTGGTCAGATCATAGAAATTATGTTTGGGAAGGAGTTGGAAGTTCATTTCATAGGGTTAAAAAAGGTGAAGAGTTTGATTATCTTCATGATGTTCCATATAAAAAACTATTGTACACATAGAATAAATAGTTAGAAAAATAAATGACAGAATCTTTTAGATATCCACTAAAAAAAATAAATGCTTCGGATGATTATCTGCAGATTCTTGTCGTTGATTATGTTCCCCCAGATGTAAACACCAATTCAACAAATCTTATTCAAAGAAGTTCTACTCAGGCATTAAATTCCCCTGAGGCATTGGCAAAAAATGGAAGTTTAAAAAAACCATTATACCAGATTCTTCTTCCTATGCCACAAGGGATCTCTGATGAAAATTCTGTTGATTGGGGTGATGATAGTTTAAATCCTTTGTCTGCAATGGCCATCGGTGCTTCAAAAAATATTATGCAGGGAGGAAATCCATTAACTGAAGGAAGTAATATAATGAGTACAATAAAAAATGTGGCTACTAGTGGAAATGGTCAAGATTTAGTAACAAATTATATGGCGGCAATGGCGGTAAATAATCTTAATGCCAATGTAAGTGTTGAAAGTCTTATTTCTAGGTCATCGGGTCAGGTTCTTAACCCAAATATGGAACTCCTGTTTAAAGGAGTTATGCTAAGATCATTTAATTTTTCATTCAATTTTGCACCAAGAGAGCAAAGCGAAGCAATGGCAGTTAAGAAGATTATAAGAACCTTTAAAAAATCAATGTCTGCTAGAAATTCGACCGGTACTGGTGCTGGATTGTTTATTAGTTCTCCAAACATATTTCAATTACAATATCGAACTGGTAATAGTAAACATCCATTCTTAAATACATTTAAACCATGTGCATTAAAATCTATGAATGTGGATTATACTGGTTCTGGTGCTTATGCAACTTATGAAGATGCGACACCAGTTCATATGAAACTCACACTTTCATTTCAAGAATTGAATCCAGTTTACTTTAGTGATTATGATGGTCTTACCGATAGAGATGGCGTAGGTTATTAAAATGTCATATTTCAGAGAACTACCAGATTTAGAATATCAATCACCATTTGAATCCAGAAATTCTTCTGATGCATATGTTCGTGCTAAAAATTTATTTCGTAGAGTTAAACTTCGTGATGACTTACAAAATGTTTTTACACTTTTTAATAAGTATCAAATTCAAGACGGAGCAAGACCTGATACTGTTGCAGAAGAACTTTATGGAAAAGCAGATTTAGATTGGGTGGTTCTATTAACTGCTGGTATTGTAAATGTAAGGGATGAGTGGCCTTTATCTGATAGAGATATCTATCAATATGCGGAAGAAATTTATGGTACTCAATTGAATGCGATACATCATTATGAAACTAGAGAAGTTAAAGATTCACAAGGTCGTTTAATTTTACCAGCGGGCAAAGTTGTTGATTCTAATTTTTCAATTCGAGATCCAGATGATTATAGGGCAACATTAACTCCTGTTATTGGAATTAGTAACTATGAGTATGAAGTTCGCAAAAATAACGATAAAAGATCAATTTATATTCTAAAGAAAGGATATCTTCAGCAATATCTAAATGATATGAGGAGAATTATGTATTATGATAAGTCTTCACAATATGTCGATAAGACTCTAATTCGTACCGAGAACACCAGAGTCACGATGCCATAAAAAAGGGGAGGTTGCCCTCCCCGTTCTTATCACTCGGCAAGTTTTGCGAAGTAACTCAGAGTATCATCTTCGTCTTCATCATAGGAAGAAGACTTAGAAGGAGTCAGATTACTCAATTCGGTACGAAGATCTTCATCCAAGTCACGAACTGGACCACGGGAAGTTGATTCCTCATCGGCAACCTCAGGATCCTGACGACGAGTTCCTTTATTACCAAGAACATAGTCAAGACGCTTCTTCAGTTCATCGTAAGACTTGAACTGGTCAGGAGCAACAAGTTCAGAAAGAGAGTATTGCTTCTTCCAGATTGCTTCCATTGCATCATCATCGTCCAGCATAGCACCTTGTGCAGCAAACTCACTGGAATCATAGTTACGATAACCAGCAACATTCTTTGCCTTCAGTTTGAAATTAGCACCCTGCCAGAAGTCAAACGGATCGATAGGAGTCTCATCTTCAAACTCAGGTTGCATTGCGGCAGTGATCTTATCAAAGATTTTCTTACCAAACTTATAAAGAAAAACTTTACCTTCGTTATCAGGATTAGCAGGATCCTTCACGACATAGATGTTGCTTACATAAGTCAGTTTACGCTTCTGCTTACGGGCAACTTCTTTACCAGCATCAGTGCCATTGTTCCACAGTTCGGAATTCAGTTCCGACACAGGATCCTTCTGATTCAGTGTAGTCAGAGAGTTCTCGATGAACCAACCACCAGGACCTTGGAAGGCATGGGAGTACAGTTTCACAAACGGCAGATCTTCTCCGTTAGGAGCAGGGAGGAAACGAATGACAGCATAACCATTGCCACTTTTATCACATTCGAGTTTCCAGATACGATCATCACCAGATGATGTATTATTATTCATTTTTTCGACTTCTTTAACCAGTTTCGCAGTCAGCGAACCAAGTTTAGATTGCTTTTTAAGATCTGAGAAAGACATTTAGATACCTTGGATAGTTTTGGATTTGTTGGATTACTTGGATAGTATAACAAGGATGGTCTCATTTGTCAAGGAATTGTTTGAGAGACTCAATGGTCTTATTCATACTACTGAAAAGTAAATTCATATCAGTGTCTGGTGAGAATCCCATCAGGACCACTGATTTTTTTAAATTCTCTTTCATCTCAACCGCTTGTGGGTCATCAGAAAGAGAAAGTCTTGTGTACATAATACGTTGCTTTTCCAGCAACAAAGTCATTTTTTCAATGTGCTCCAGTTTATCTTCACGGGTCATTGAACCAAATGATAAAATACTTCCATAAATGAACTTTTGAAGATCATTTATTTCCTCTAGTTCTTCATGTATCAATTCAGAATCAAAGAATTTACTCATTTACAATTTCCCGCAGAAGTTTTTTGTACTGAAACTTATCAATATTTAGAAATGGTTTGTATTTCTTGATTTTTAAACTTACGGTTTCCCACACAGGGTCAGAAAGTTTCTCATCAAACACATTTCCGAACATGAATATTATATCATAAATCACTAGAGTTTCAATACCAATCTTCCCCCCCAGGAATTTTTTCAGAACTGGTGGATGACCTTTCGAGCAGTTGAAGGCATCTTCTAATTTTGTTTCCGAGAGTAATTCTTCCGATTGTTCTTTGAACAAGTATGTCAAACTCTGCTGTCGTTTCATCCACTCGACGTATGTTCTTTCGCCAGAATTTATAATTTCTCCAATCCATACGTTTTGTGGGTTATCGGATGCTACAAAATTTGATACTAGAAAATTTACAATTTCTTTATCGGGGTATTTTCGACTGGTGCGTTCAAAAAAATATTTATCCTTGCGTTTGTTAAAAGAAGTCACACTGGCACGAGTCTTAGCACCATATTTAAAGAAATCGTATTTTGGGTTAGTAAAATGATTCTTGAGTGAAAGATAATTTTGATAAACTTCAAAGGGTTTCACTGATGCGTTTCCTCCTCTCATCCGACGATAAACTTTCAAGCCAATATTTTCTTGATAATCTTGCTTCTGCATTAGACCATTCACGATGACATTTTTTACATAATAACTCACATTTTTCATATTCCTTTGCCCTTAGATTAGCATTGCCAGATGCTTCTCTGGTTTTTATTAAAGGATCTATATGATTGAACTCCAGATTTTCTATTGTTTCACATCTTACACATTTGCCACCCAGTTCTTGAATTGCATTTTCTCGTAAAATGTGATAATCACTATTCTTTTTTTCAGTAATCCGACCCCTTTCATTATCATACCAATCTTTTTTTTGTTTATCAATGATAGACTTATTTTTTTCACGATAATTTTTCAAGTAATTAAGATACTCCTGTCTTTTTACAGGGTCGGCATTTCTTTTTTCGCGTCTTTTCTTTTGATTTTCATCAATATTTTTACCCACAGTGGTTTCTCTAACAACGTATAGTTATTTATGAAAAACAAATATTTTAAAGAGGCAACTTCGCACGTGAAGTTTTCTTCATAAAGTTTAGATTGATAGCATCATACTTCAATCGTTCTTTGAGGGGTTTAGATACAAGTTTCGCAATTGAATCTACCTCAATCTTATTAATCTCACAATAGTGACAGATAGCGTCAATATAATTCATATTCTCCTCTGCAACAATCTTCTCTATTTCAAGAGAAAACTTGGAGGGAGTCAGAAACTTATCCTCTATTGCCTGTTGTAAGGTTTCTTCATACTTCGGAGAGTATTCGTAAAAAGAATCATTTCTTACATTAGACTTTCCATCTTTTCTTAGTACTTTATCTGGTTCCATACTGCTCAAGTTTATCTCCAACAAACTTTCTAATATATTGGACGAGCAATTTAAGGTACTTTGCTTTGTCGTATTCTTCATAAACTACACA